CTAGTGAAGCATCAAATGATTGAGTGATCTCTGCATAAGATAGGGGTGAACAATACCCCATTGGACGACTGACGAGCGCACCAGAAACATCGAGTACGGCAATGCCATCTACAATGTCGGCCATATCTTCACTAACTTGTGATTCTTTGGCTTCTGGGTTAGCTAAAAAGCCTTTGAGAACTAATGCCCCCATGTCAGCATGGGCCAATAATGGACGACCAATACCGCGACTATAGAGTTCACCCACCAGGGTGTTTTTTGGCTTACGCTTAAAAAGCCGTGCAAGTGCACCGATTGGATCTGCCATTACTGGACTCCTTTTGTGGTTAATTTTTGTTCACGTGCTGCATCTGCAGCAATTTGAGCATCGACTTCTTCGATATCTCTATCGCGGCCCGCCATTATGTTTTCACGACTGTCTAACTTGGCATCCATCGTTTTAACGAGTGCATTAACGTCTTGCAATGGATTTATATAAGCCCAGGCAGGTGCGCGATAATCAGCCCTAAGGTATTGATGGCGTTTGGTGCCATAATTTTTAGCTGTAATAGCACCGCTCAACACTGCCATATCAACAAAGGCATGCCACATACCCATGCAGACCTGCTGAATGACAAATAGGTCTTGAGTTTGTGTGATTTCACGGCGGTACTGGTTCATAATGGCACGCCAAATGCGATCGTTAATTCCAGAATAGTCGCCCGTTAAAAGTTCATAAGGCACGCCCAGTCCAGCCGCTATTCCCAACAGCTGTTGGCGAGCAAATTCGACATAACCGCTCCCAGACTCATCGCCTGGGAATAACGTCACGTCCTCACCTGGCAAAAGACTGGCCATAGTTCCAGGCTGTGCATTGATATAAGAGTCTTCTTCCCCTGCTTCTGCTTCAACTGGGTCACCTGTCACGGGGTCATACTTCCAGTGATCTTCATCTGTAGGGAAGTTTTTCGTGATTACGCCGGTATAGTTTGCTCGAGTCTTTTTACGCTCAAGCTCGGCATCATCATATTGATCAAAGTTAAATGATTTGATCAAGCTTTGAATCGTGATAGGTTCGCCACGGATTTGACCAGGCCTGGTTGGAATATAGTGATGAATGATTTGATCTGCAGGAATACGGATAGGCTCATTTACTAGTGAAAGCATGTCTGACGGATGTTTTGGGTGCATCCAGTAGGCAACGCGCTTACCGATTAGATTAAACTCGACCCCTGCGATAACCTTATTGCCATTTCGTAAAGTCTTGTTATAAGTGGTTGGGCAGTAGTCTGCCTCAAGCACTTGAAACTGAATAGGTACAATTAGGCCATCGCTCATTTTGCGCTTGCGGATTCGGATAAATACTTCACCTGCTGACTTGCGCGCAAGGGAACAAATTTGCTGAATACCATATACGGATAACACGCCATCAGCATCGGCTTGGTGCTGCCAATCGCTATGCAGTTCACGAATCTCTTTTCTAAATTCTTCATCTGGTGCTTTTGAACGTGGCACAATCCCAGTGCCAATCTCATTGGCTACATCGGCATTAACGCCGCGCTTAATCCACGGATTATTTCGCAATGCGGCACGACTACGACGGCGCAGTAGATCTAGCTCTGAAAGACTGGCGGTATTAGGGCCTAAATTAGGCGCACTAAAACTAGATAAACGACGACCGGTGCTGGATGCTTGATAGGCTTGAGTCGTTGGCTTGAGATTACCCTGACCATTGCCCATGAATAAATAGCGTTTAACTGACATTTAATACCCCGGGTTATGTTTGATTAAATGTGGGCGGCCACGCTTAGTGCCAGACAGCTGACTGACCAAGCTCTTAGCCTTAGTCAGTTCTGATTCCAACATTTTAATGCTCGCCTGCTGATAGGAAACGGTATGGTCCTCAAACTTAACCTCAACTACGCGGTCACCAAGCAACAACGCATCAAAGGCGTTTTGCAAACTATTTCTACGGGTGATTGCTTCTTCTAAAGTCATGCATTAAGTCCTTGTATCTGCCAGATTAAGAGTGTTAATCCTAGTTTGTTAGCCCAGCTAGGCCTGGGGCTCTTGACCACCTCCTTAAAGGTGAGTTAGTCATTACTTGATGTCTTTCTTCAAAAGAGTTTCTACTTTGCGCTGAGAGAAAGAATTGACCCTGTAATGCGTTAATTTATCCCTTAGCATGTAAAGATAAGCCGCATCGTCTTCTGATAGGTGCGTATCTTCTTTATGGTCCTTGAAGAATCTATCTATGTCTGTTTTAAGCTGTGAAATATGCAGAGCATCAAACCCGCGCTCAACCCTACACTCAATTTTATTAACCCTGTCAGAGAAGGTGAAATAGGTGATTAATGAACTTGCAACAATCAATACCAACATCCCAAGTTCTAGTGGATGGGTAACGATTAAATCTTTATAGGTAGCAATGTAATAGATTGATCCTGAGATGATTGCTGACACTACCGTCCACAAGAACACGATGGTTTTTAATTTATCTATCATTTCACTCGGTCCAGGCTAATTGCTGTGTTATTAACGGCTCTCACGTAATCCTGGCAGGCGCTCAGTTGTCGAATGGCTTTATCGCCCCGGCTGGTGAGCCCGATAATTCTCTCAGCAGTTCCTTGGTCAAGCTCGGCTCTATTGGATGCATAATCCAGGCTGGAGGGGTTGGAATTGTCGGGCACTGGACACTTTGCTTTAACGGTTTTGATGAACAGCCGGCGCTTGCCAGTGCCAACATCATCAAGCAAATTATCAATAGTCTCTTCTGCATCGAACCGCTCCTTTGTATGTTTTTTATCTAACTCTGCAATCGCATTATTTCGTGCAGTATTGGCCGCTGTTGTTTGCGCGGCTTGAGCAATGGATTCAGACTGATATTGTGCTGTTAGATCATTACTCTTATCCCAGCCACCTTTTATATAAGAGCCAGCTACAATTGCGATAAGTAGGAGTATTAATCCAAGATACTTATATGGGTTCATGCGCTATCCTTTGGTGTAGAGAAGAAATTAGCACCCTGAACACCACCAATAGCCAAGGCAACGACAGAGACCATTTGAGAGTAGCCATCAAGCGACTTGCCAAACCAGGCAAGCGCAAAACCACCACAAATCATGAATCCCAAGATGGCGATAGCGGCCCAAGTTTGCTTAAGACGTTGCTGTGACTTTTCGGCGGCGGTCATACTATCGGTTATCCCATATTGCTGTTAATAGAGTAAGGCTCATAGGTAATACTCTCTGTTCAGCTCAACATGAGGGGAGTCTTGAAAATCACGCCATAAAAGACCTGGTCGAATCTGCACATCCAGTTCGATAGCCGCTGTAGCCAATGCCTGAACGGCCCATCTAAAATACTTATGCTCCCAATTGGCTTTGCCTTCAACCAGTACATATAAATCAACTGCATGGCTGAATCCATCAATTTGCGGTAAATGCAGGCTTTTCAATGTAGTGCTTTTGCCATCCGCCTTTAACTGCTTTTGGCGCTCTAGCGTTCTTACGCCTTCCGTTACGCCAAAATCAATACGGGTAATCTCGATGGCACGCTCAATTACGCTAACCAAATCAGGGTGTACGCCTTCAAGGTGTGAAAGGCTTCTTTTTGAGAGTTTGAAGGACATGAAATAACCCGCGCTTTAAATGATGTGTGTAGGTTATCTTTATGGTAAAAAATTAGCCTGTGGTAAGATGCGCATAAATGTTTTTACGTATATGGATGAAGATATGAAGTTTAAAATGATTAAAACAGTGCTTGCTCTATTTTTAATACTTTCAGTGACGGCTTGTAGTCAAGAGAAATCACCTAAACCAGATACACCCCTGGCTAAAACTTTTAATATTTTAAATATTGAGGAGTTTGCGGCACCTGGAGATAAAAAGAGATATCGCTTAACAATCTACTCTAAAGAAGCCAAGACTTTTGAAGAACGCGCTCAAACAGCAATAAACGCGGCATATGTAACTCATAATGCTGATAAAGATATATATGAGGTAGATGTTTGGCTAGAGGCGCTGCCAAAAATAAGCGAACGCGTTGCTTATGTTTCTTACTATCCATATAAAGAAAGTGCTTGGGGCGGGAAAGAGAATAAAGCATGGAAAACAGTTGAATCTTCTAACTACCAGATTACTGGCGACAAAGTGAATAGCTTAGATATTATATTAAAGAAATACCCAATAAACTGACCAGGCCTGGTCCTTTAAGGTTAGTTTATTTGCACCAATCTATTTTGGTGCCACCATCGTATGCGACAGCTAGGTTTGCGTTAATTAGCGCAGATCCTAGGTTTTTGCCATCAACCATTACGTTTGCCACTATCCTGAAATATTTGCCACGCTTAATGTTTTGTAACTCAATACGCTTGGCAGACCTTAAGGCTTGCACGGCAAATTGCTTGGCTTTTCTTGCTAGCTCTTTTTCTGGCTGGCACTTACCTCTCATTTCAGGCGTATCAATACCATTTACTCTAATAGAGACCCTTTGCCCAACAATAGAAGGCCAATGGTTAATATTAACTGTGAATGTATCGCCATCATAAATACTGGTTACCTCATCGATAACGACTGAACCGTATTCTTTGGCAAAGCTTAATGGGGAAACCGATAACAGCAGAGTTAGTAGAATTAGTTTGAAAAATTTCATTTTTATCACCTTGAATAACATTAAGAAGTTCTAGCTTTTAAACTCGCAAACAATCCGCACTGCTTATCTAGCGACTGAACGTAAGCCTGAATAAGCGTTTTATTGCGCTTTTTTAACCTGGACAACTGACTGACTGAAACGTCCATTGTATGTAGTATCTCTTTATCTGTGGCCCCTGCGGCAATTTGTCTGCAAATCGTGTCTTCTCGTCTGGTTTTTGAGACATCCCTTAAGGTCGGTAGCTCGATTGTCTGACCGCCGATTGCATCGCCCAACTTAATGGCTTTAGCCTCACCAAGCAAAATACTTAGAATGTGCCCATCATGCGGACGGGTCGGCACGTAAAATGTGCGGCCGCCAAAACGGGCGCAGAGTTCGTTAGTGGCATTAAAACCGACGGCTTTCGCGACTTTTTCTACCACAGTAAGTTCCTCTTCTATATAGTCCATTTTATCTATCTCCGTTACATTCTAAGGGTTCGGCGCTTGCGAGTTCTTTTTGGCGGTTGAGCCGTTTCATCTGTTGGTACTGTTGCGTTATTTGAGCCAATCTTTTTAAATTTGATTCGCATTCTTAAAGCGATTTCAAAACCTGCTATGGCGTAGACCATACAATCGAGCGCTTCATTTCGTGCGCGGGTCTGGATCCATTCGAGAAGCTTTTTACCAGAGCGCATTCTTTCGTCTAGCACCTCGGCCAATAACTGAGCAAAGTATTCATCGTCAAAACAGGCGTCATTTTTAAAATGGATATAGCCCGGATTAGATGGACGATGAGTATTAAGCACTTCACCGGTTTCGTGATCAATTTCATATGAGGTTGCATTTTCGAACTTAAGGCGAGCCATCACTAGGCCTTTGCCGTTATCGACACCTAAAGGCTCAACTGGCATGCCTTTTTTACGACGTCGACGTAGGCGCTGTTTTCTTTTTACTTCGTCTTCGACCAGTGGTCGTGCCATGCCTGGCATCCCTTTGATTGGTATGCACCAGCGACGCGATTCACAAAAGTCATATACTCGGTTGGCGAGATAACCTGAATCGATCATGGCTAAATCGACATTAAGGCTTTTAAGCTCCCTGTCTAAGGCTTCCCAAACATCATCTTGCACTGGATCGCCCTCTAAAATCATGTGCGTTTGCACCCATGACTCTTTAGTCTCTTCAAAATCGACCAGGGTAAATTCAATACGGTCTTTTTGGATATCAGCCGCGGCGATTCTAATGACGGCCGGCATCTCTTCCGGGAAAGTTTCCAGGCGAGTTAATAGGCTATTTGGATCTATATTGGTTGCTTTTGGTTTTGAGGTTTCTGCCAAAAACGTATTGGTGAAGGTGGTGAGTTTGGCACTGTCTTTTTGCGAGTCTAACCACAGTTGAGCGATTTGCTTCCAGGTGTAACCTAGGCCAAACTTTATATAAAACGAGTTTAGCGTAAAGCTGCGGTGTATCTTTTTGCGCTCTGGATGTTTGGCAATCCAGACGGCGCTATCGAGTAGTGTGTCTTTCTGATGTTCTTCAATTTTGGCGTCACATTCAGGGCATTTAAAATAAGCTCTTTCAACAACCTTCTCGCCCTCTGGCGTGTCGGACTTTAGTTGCCAAGTGAAGTTTTTAAATGCGAGCGTATGGGCGTGATTGCATTCCGGGCAAAAGATATAACGCATCTCTTGCGAGCCTGCTTCGTAGTCGTCGCTGATTTGGCAAAAGCCTTCTTGCGTTGGTGAGGATAGATCAAACTTTTTAGAGCGGGTAAATGTCTTTAGACGATTGTCTATCAACATACCCACATTCCCCTCACCGCCGATATCCCAAGGCATCGCGGATTTTTCGTCCGTAATGGCATAAGGTAAATGTTCACCACGAAAGGATTCTGGCGAATTGGCACCTGACTTGATAATTCGCACCGGGCCAATTTCTAACACATCTTTTGAGTTGGCATCATCACGGGTTGCTTTAGATACTAAGTCGGCAAGTGCCGGGCTTTCGCTAAACAGTTTTTTAATTTTTGGGTTAAAGGTACGATCGCGCAAATTGAGGGTTGGTACCACAATCATCACATCCTTTTTGGCATGCTTCACAATGTAAAGCAACCAGTTAAGCCAGACCTCGGTACCTGAGATACCTGATGCCTTTTTAAAGGTCACGCGCTTAGTAGGTGAATGCACCGATAGTGCGTCCATGATTTCGACAATATGAGGGGCGTTTGAATTTCGCCATGGCCCCGGCATGTTGGTCCCTGTTTTTAGGTAGCGATATTTTTCAGCGCACTGGCTAACGGTCATTAAATCCGTTGGCTTAACACCTTTGTGAAATGCTCTACCAATCTCATCACTGGTTAGGTTGTCTTTTACGTCATAGCCTATTTGCTTAAGCCAGTCATGCGCGGTGTCACTGAGCAAGTAATGCACTTGAGTCTCATCACTCTCACCCTCGATAGCACTAGCAAACTGCACAGCCAATTTTTGCAAGGCCGTCGCGACCAAGGCTTTAATGACTTGTTTCGCATTATTGGCATCGTCTTTAGAGACAGTAGCCGTGTAGGCAGTTTCAAATGCCTGCTTAGCCTGTACCGCCTTGATCTTGTCTCGCTCTAATTGTGCTTGTGCTAGTGTTGCCATGGTTTACTCCTGTTATCCCTGACCTTGCTGCGCACTACTTGGTGCACCACCAAGCATTTGCATAACAGAATCAAAGCCACTTAATACAATCTCAGTTGTATATCGATCTTGGCCGTTTTTGTCTTGCCATTTGCTAGTTTGAAGCTTGCCCTCTAAATAAACCTGAGAGCCTTTTTTCAAATACTGACCTGCAATTTCTGCAAGCTTGCCAAAAATAGCGACCCGATGCCATTCGGTTTTTTGTTGCTTCTGACCAGTGCTTTTATCAGTCCATTCATCACTGGTTGCCACGCTTAGATTTGCAATTGCATTTCCATTTGCAGCATATCTGAGCTCAGGATCAGCGCCCAAGGTTGCTACTAGAATTACTTTGTTTATACCTTTCATTTGCTACTTCCTTTTATTGGCCAAGATAAATGACCAGGCCTGGTTAGTTAAATTGTTCTAATAGAGATTGAATCTCAGATTGAATCTTTTCTTTACGTTCAGTTTCATCAGTGAGCACTGCAATCTGTGGGGCTAGGTTATCTATAAACCGTTCAACTGATCCGCGCAGTTGGTGACCTAATAACTCAATAACGTCTTTAAAGTCGTCGCCATCCAGTCGTTTTCCATTCTTGAGTGCTTCATCTAGCTTTAACTGTTGGTTACCGCGGTCGAGCGCTATGGCCTTGTAATAGGCTCTGTCTTCGCCAATATCACCTGCATCGGCTTGCATGTCAGTATCATCGATTGCAACAGTGCTATGAGTTGCGCCAGGTGTTGCGTTAGTTGCACTTGGAATACTTTGCCCACGGTTTTGGGCATGCCTGTCTGCAACGTCGCTTCTACCGCCTTGTGATGCGTTTATTTTGGCTATGCTTTGCTCGACCATCACACGACCATTAGGGGCCAATACCAAACGCCCTGCTGCTGCCCAACGAGTAACGGTGCTTTTATTGACGCCTTGACGATCTGCAAATTGTGTTTTGGTTTCAATGATCATGCGTGCCTGCCGTTGTGGTTGCGGTTTTTGGTGCTTTGTTTATGCCTTTGCCCCGTTTTAAGGTCTGAACCAAGGGAAAGGCGCGGCCTGTTTTGCCTTAAATCTTCAAAAATTACAGACATTACAAGCAAATTACAAAAAAAATACATATAACTAATTGATTTATATAACTTATTACGCAAATTACACAAATTACATATATAAAACCCGTGTGTGAGGGTTGTTAATAAGACACTTATAAAATAATGCGCTCATGTGCGCGGGTGTCTGTTTTTGCGTAATTTGCGTAACTTCCTTTTTATTTCAATACTTTAAGTGTAATTTATTGTGTAATTCGTTGTAATTTGCGTAATTTATTAGGCTGTTTATGATTCTTTTTGCGCTAGAGTGCGTAAATACCACCGTTAAACTTATTCTCAAATGCGATAACAGATTCGGTTCGCCAGTCGGACAGTCCAGCGCCGTCTTTCTTAAATTGAATGTGGCTGACATTTGTGCCATTTTTTTGTTTAGTCTTGAGCTCTTCAAGCAGTGCGTCGGTAGGCTCAGCAAGTCGGACACTTTTTGCAGGGCCACTCATGTGCAGATTTTCGTAAACTGAACCGGTAACTTCGTTTATGCCAAACTTTTTAAGGTAGGGGATAAATTGACGAGCATTACGCGGGAACCGTTCGCCATTGAGTCTGCACCATTTTGTATAAACTAGATAAAGCCTGGTCTTTTGAACGGGTCCGAATGGTAGATCTAGCTCTCCACCGATCCAGTCTGCGATAAAGGCTTCTGGCGTGTCGGCGTTGATGGCCATTAGATCTTGCTTAGCCCTAGTCATAGGTGGTTTGCTGTAGTGTTTGAAATCACCAAGATCTATTTGCAGTAGAAGTTGATGAAAGGCTTCTAGCCCGCCATTTTCTATCTGCTCTACTAGGTCGTAATAAAATGACTCTTCTAGTTTCTTAGGTGTCCAGACAACAAAGTGACGACGATCGTCACCTTCTAATACGACGGGATTGTGTTCGTTTGAAAGGAAAATTAAATTTAGGTGATTGCGCTCTTTAGTAGCAGCGACGTTTTTTGGGTTAATGCGAATCCACTCACCAGTGATCATGCCCTTGAGTTGGTTTTTCATGTGATACATGTCAGAACGGGCGACGACTTCATCGGCTACGACAAGTAGTTTGCGGGATGCCCAGTCACTGTTGAAATTATCCTCCATTGCACCTTGGTTGATAACGATGCCGTAATCGCCATAAATTCTTGCATAGGTTTCCCAAAGCAGTGATTTACCAGTACCCTGCAGGCCGTGAAAAACTAATGCAGTTTGCATTTTTGCACCAGGGTTTTGAATTGGGTATGCCATCCAGTTTAATACCCAGTTAAATACCTCTGCGCTGTTTAGTTCTGAGTCGCAGATGAATTTAAGCAGGTCTAATAGTTTGCTACATCCTGAGATTGGATCATCTAATGTTGCTGGCTTAGTTGGCCACCCTGTATACATATTGCATTTGATTTTTTTGTCTCTTAGAGTTGGATCAAATCCGATTTCATCAAGATAGACAGCGTTGCTTTCCCAGACTGGGTGCGATTTAACATCATCAAAACGCACGCCTTTCATCAGCATTTGAACCATTTTGTTTCGCTTGACCATTTTGTGGGTCCAGGTGTCGAAAACATAGTCGCCGGTGTCATCATCACAAAAACGAAAACGCGAGACGATTTCATCTACTTCTAAAATTGCACGAGCCTCGTTTCGCTCCCCCTCCCCCTGTTGTGTAGGCAGATTTACGGTTGCTGGCTTTTGTGTAATTAGATCTTGAGTAACGGCTTGAATTTGAGCCCTTACCAAGTGTGGACCGCCCTGCGCGTGGCAGGCTAGGTCGTTAAAGTCATTTAGCTTTTGGCCGTTGCGAATGTCTTGTCCATCGGCGTCTATAAAATTAGGAATTACGACTAGGCCGCCTACTGACATGGCGGCTAGGCTTGCAAGTTCGACACCAGCATTTTTCTTCTTATGAAGCCCGTCACAGTGAACGCATCGCTCGGTAATTACGGTGGTCATCTTTGTGCATAAAATACACTTTTGCAGGTAATCATCATCGGCACAGATCACGATGGTGGTGCGCGGATAGGCTTTTTTAAGTTCTTTTACAGCTGGCGCTATATTATTGACATTCCAAACGCAGGCAGTTGGTAGTCCAGTGGCTTCTAATACGCTGGCAAAAGTGGCGTAACCTTCTGCGATCAATAGCACTTCGTTTGGCATTGATGACAAATGGAAGGTACCGCGCATATCCATGTCGGTTGGGTAGAATTCTTTTTTAAGGGATTTAGGGTTGTTTGATCCGCGTATGATTTGCAAGCCGTGCATATTGCTTTTGGCATCTAGCATAGGGATAACCATGGCATCTGCTTCGCCAGGGTGAAAACGAACGCCATGCGCTTGCACTTGTTTAAAGTCTAGGTATGAACACTCGCCCTCTTTTAGAGATTTTGACCAGGTGTCTTTAGCTAATTTGGCGGCTTTTTCTGCTAGAAACTTTCGCTCTACTTCTGCTTTGCGTAATGCTTCTTTATGCTGGGCGCGAATCGCGTCGCGTTGTTCTGGAGTAAGTTTGATTTTCTTATCAAGCTTGATAGATTCTTTAAGATTGTCCTGGCCCTTCCAGTATCCGTATGATCCAACGATGAAAGTTTTGCCTTCAACCTGCATTGAGTTGAACCAGTACCAACCGGCCTTTTTAGATTTCTCTTTATCGACCGGGCACAAATCTAAGTCGACCGCGCAGCGCTTTGCCTTTGC